TGTCCTTATAACGCTTCATCAGCTCACGGAAGATGGAAGTGTTATAGTGGAAGGGGGCGGAACCCGTACCCTTCCAGCCGGTGGCCTTATTGCCCTTGCCGGTCTTGCCCAAAATGGGAACTTCCGTTTTGTTCTTCTCAAAGTTGGCTTCAAGGTTGATAGCCTGCATGAAGTTGTAACGGTTATCCCCGATGGTCACGAAACATTCAGCCAAGGAAGCGGAAACAGCATCCTTGGCGTTCATGATGGTTCTATCTGCCATGATGGTTGTACCTCCTTACTGAACATAGACGGTCATATAAAGCTGTTCCATAGCGTTCACGGGGGTCACATAATCAGTAACCACCACGGATTTCTTGGTATCGCCCTTTTCAACCGTCACATTTTCGCCGCTGAAGTTCTCAATGGCCCGAATATCCTGAAGTTCCGTGTGGTGCTTCACAATATCGTTCCAAAGGGAAATCCGGCCAGCGGCATCATTGGGAACCTTGCCAAGATACTTCTTGCCGAACAGAACGGCAATATCATTGGCGATTTGATCCAAAACTCGGATCGTCTGGTTGCTGGAAAAATCGCTGGACTTTTCATCCGTGATGGAAATGAAGCTGTTAATGTCAGTCAGGACACACACCGCTTCATCCACACGATGGAACATGAAGGAACCTTCCCTGATCCCGTTTTCAAGCTGGGTCTGCGTGAAATCGGTGTCCACATCGTATTCACCATCATAGGTCATGTTGGTGGCGCTCTTATTGACCGCCGTGCCGCCGATCACACCCGTAACCCAAGGGATCAGGGCGGTGGAAGTCCTGTCGGAAGTCAGGCCGTTCTTGACACTCACAACGCCTTCATAATCGGCCAGCTTACGGAAAAGAACCACCTGAAACTTCTTGCCCACATCATCACGCATACGCTTTGCGAAGGCCGCAAACAGGGCGGTGATGGTGGCCTTGCTCTCGGTACAACCCATAGCATTGAAGGTGTACGCTTCCGCCTGATCAAGATAGGTCTGATAGTCGGAATCGGCCACGGTGCCATTGGTGCCGCCCGTCAGGGGCAAGGAAGCGGTCAGGGAAAGGGTTCCGCTGGACTTCCAATCCAGATAGTCATTGGCCTTCAGGCCGGTGATAGCGGCCACACCTTCCTGAAGATCAACCTGAACGGTTCCCAAGAAGGTTGCCACATCGAACAGCGGCTTCTGTTCTGTGGTGTTTTCATTCGCCGTGATAACGGTACGAAGATCATTACCACGGGTGCCGGGGTATTTGGCCGTTGCGTAGGTGTTAGCCGCCTTCACGCCGCTGGTGCCAAGGCGGAAGAAATGAACGGTTTTGGCGTGAAGGAAGATTTCACGCATAGGCTTCAGTTCATCCGCCGTGTACGCATAGCCGAAAATCTTCTGACTGTTCTTGATGAAGTCAGCCTGTTCCACCGTGAAAATCTTGCCTTCAGGCCCCCAATTCATGGCAAGGGGGATGGTGACAATACCACGGTCAGAAAGGGTGGCGCTTGCCTGCGCCACAGAAATGAAGTTGATATATGCACCGGGCAGAACCTTGTTCTGCACCAAGAAGGTGCCGCCGCCAAGGGCCATATTATTTCACCTTACCTTTCATAAAGTCTTTGATCAGCCCATCAATCTGATCGAAGGTGTATTCCTTCCCATCTTCCAAAAGGACAGACAGAAGATCACGCCGGTCAGCGTATCTCTTGAAGGTCAACACCCGTTCTTTGGGGAATACCACCGGGGCCGTGATGGTCGGTTCCTGTGCGGTGGCGGCTTTCTTTCTGGTAGCCATTCAATCACCCTTTCTTTGGCTCCACAGTAGTTTCCAAGGTTTCCATTGCGGTTTCCTCGGTTTCTCTGCGAAGTGTCAAATTGTAGTTCACGAAGAAGTGAAGAACCCCGTCTTGCACTTCATAACTCATGGAAGTTCCGTGAAGCACATCCCCATTGGGAAGGGTGATGAACTCCAAACATTCCATCAAATCCCCGGCCATAGCGAACAGTTCAGCGTTGTTTCTCCCGCTGGTTGGGAAATAGTGAACATCCAGCGGGTTCCGGTTTATGAATCGGTTCTTCTGCAACGGAGAAATGTCAGGCTTCAGGACAGCAATGAAAAAACAGGGTTCCTTGAAGCCCTGTTCCACATCATTCTGATAGATTTTGCACCCGGCCCCAAAGGTGGCGTTCAGCTTCATGGAAACACCTTTGATGATTTCATTGATCAACTGAACACCCCCTTCAAAGCGTCATACAACATATCATTCAGGATGGACGGAACCAAAGCCTTTACTTCCTGTTCAGAAATGGTCAGCATCAGTTTGCCCGGAACCCAACTTGCCTTCAGGGTCTTACCCAAGGCGGGAACATAGCGCCCCGGTGTTTGCCGGTGGCCGTATTCCACATAGGACGCATATTCCAAATTGTTGATAACGGTCACGGTGTACTGATCCCCATGTTTTTCAATGGGAAGAATCGTCCAAGCATCCCGCAAGGAACCGCCCCGATACCCGGCCCAATACTGTTCCCGGATAGCCCCGGAACGGGTAAGAAAGGTTCGGCCTTTCCCGCTTGCACCCTTTACCTTTACGGTCTTGGGTCCATCAAACTTGGGGGCCACGCCAACCGGGGTTCTTTTCTTTACCTTGTTCCACAGGATTTGGGCAATCTTCTTGGCGGCATCCCGGCAAAGCCGATCCATGTCAACTTCCGAAAGCTGTTGAAGGCGTTCATCCAGCTTCTTCAGTTCCCGGTAATCACACCGGCCCCATCTTGCCATCAAGCCCACCCCCTGAAGGGTTCAAGCATGATTTCTTGATGGTTGGAGAAAACGCCCGGTTCACCGGAACGGGAATAGGTGAAGGTTCGTTCCACATCATTTGGCCGGGTGACAATGATCTTGCATCCTGCGGGAACCTTCACATCCGGGGAAAGGAACAGCTTCACCACCTGTTGGGCGGTTGCCACTTCATCCCCATTGGTTGAAGTTAATGTTTCAAAAGACAGCTTGCACGGCTGATCCTGAAGAAGCGGCTTTTCTTCAGAATCCGTCAGGTGGGTGACAGGATCGGTGACTTCCTCACGGATGAAGATAGAACACCGATCCTTCCACAACCGTTCCAAGGCGGTTCGCACGGCCTTATTTACCATACCAACCGCCTATAACGGTAGATTTCACCAATGCGCCCGTTGATCAGATAATCAATCAGGCTGTTCAACCTCTGTTCAGGGGTTGAACTACCTTCACCAAGGGCAAAGGTAATGTTGGTGTCACCTTCCTGAATGGATTTCACCGCCGCCGCATCCAGATCAAACCCTTCAAGCTGTCCAGAACACTTCTTCATGTTCAGGTATTCGCCCACGGCCATAGAAACGGCCAGACTTTCCAACCCCTCCGGGATTTCGGAAAGGTTGGAAAGGTTTTTGATCCGCCATTGAACATTGTTCAAGGCAATATCCAACAGCGGATCATCAGCGGCCCCCGCCACGCCAAGGGCCGTTAGCATTGCAACCGCTTTATCACGCAACGGGGTTCACCGCCTTTCTTACGCCGCCGTGATTTCGTACCAACCCTTGGTCTTGGGGTTGTCACCGGAACCGGGCGTGACCTTCACATAGCCGATACCGGAAGCGGCGTAATAGGTCTTGTCACTGGAAACCGTGGTGTCAGCGGTGACAGCGGCGGAACCGGTGATGATCTTCACCGCCTTGGCTTCATTGGTCATGGCCGCAAGGTAATACTTGCGGGAATAAACCGTGTTGCGGCGGATGTTGCCTTCACGCTCCTGTTCCACTTCCGTACCCTTCTTGTTGAACAGGGTAACAGCTTCCTTGGTGGCAATGACCACCTTGCCGGTTTCGGCGTTCTTCTTGGTGTAGATGTTGATACCGCCCACGGTGCCAACATAGCCCTGCTTGGCGTATGCTTCCACATACTTCAGATCGTCCTTCAGGGCCTTACGAAGTTTCGCCATATCAGCGGGGTTGACGAAGCCGAAGATGGTCACGCCTTCAAGGTTTTCCAGATTCAGCATGGCCGCACCATCCACAAAGGCATCAAAGCCAAGGGCGGTGGTCACGATGGTCATGGTGGCCTCGTTGAAAGCGCCGAAAATGTCAGCATTCACGATGTTGAACATATCCGTACCAGCGTGACGGGTGCCGGTGGTGATCACCATGGGATCGGTCATGGCTTCCTCGTCATAATACTGGAAGCGGTTCTGGGCCATCTGAATCCGGTATTCCTTCTCGGTGTAACCGGCTTCAATGGTCTTGGTGTTGCCGTTGCCCATGGTCAGCTTCTCGGTGCCATCGGTGGCCTTGTACTTGTGAATCTTACGAACCATGCCAGCAACGCCGGTCAGGTTATTGTCCACGGTGCAAAACTGCTGAAGATCAAGGTGGCTCTGGTACTGATCTTCAATTTCGTTGGACAGGAAAAAGTTATCGTAGCAAGTGTTTGCCATTACTCATTACCTCCATAAAGTTCTTTGTATTCGTCAGGATGGTTGACGGAATAGTTGTAGCGATCCAAGGGGTTCATGGCCTTCAGCTTTTCAAGGGTCATGCCGCCTTCAGCGCCATCACCCTTTTCAGCGGATTTGGCCCCCTTGAACTTGGTGCCGGTGGACTTCTCAAAAAGAAAAGCCGTGTCCTTGCCTTCCACCAGCTTCTTGACTTCATCATCAAGGCCCTTGACGGTTCCATCCTCCGCCAATTCAGCCTTACCGATGAAATCAACCAACAGCGCCTTAACAGCGGTGTTGTTCTTGGCCTTTGCGCCGGTCAGGGCCAGTTCAACCGCATTGCTGATTTTCAGGTTCTTCAGTTCAGCGGCGTGATCCGTGTCCTTCTTCTTGTTATCGGCCTGAAGCTGTGTGATCTGATCCTGAAGGGCCTTGGTGTCACCAGAAGCCTTCTTCAGCGTCTCAAGCTGGGTGTCACGCTCTTTGATGGTGTTCTTGGCGGTGGTCAGTTCGGTGTTGACCTCATTGAACCGGGCCTTGGTGACGAAGGAACCGTTCAAGCCCTCCATAACCTTTGTGGCCTGTTCTTCAGTCAGGCCCCATTCCAACAGCTTTTCTTTAGTCATTGTTGTTACCTCCAAATCCTTTTTTACCGTGGGTTAGGAACCACGATTTTCCCCGGTTCTGTTTACCGCCCACCACCGGGAAACGGCGAAAATGGTATGAAAAAACCACCACCGGCCAGAAGGCCGGGGTGGTCAAATCATCAATTAAGTTAATGCGTCAATGATAATGCGATAGCGTTCACGGTTCGGCTTGTAAATGCCCCGTTTGTAATAACTCAAAGACGCTTTGCAAATGTTCGTCAGCTTGGAAAGTTCCGTTACGGAAATGCCCCGTTCATCCATCAGTCTTTGAATCTCCGTGCAATCCACAGGCCCATCCAAGGCCGGGGGCGTGGCGGTCACTTCCGGGATATTAAACCCGGCCTGTTCCAGAAATCCAAGCACATAGGGAAGCCGTTCATTCCGACAGGTAGCGGCCAGTTGTGCCGCCTTCATGTAATCGTCTGTGGTCAATGCTCTTGCTTTCGGGATGATGGAATAACTTCCGGTTTTGCGGATTGCGGGAAGAACATCATGCGTCACCCAATGCTTGAACCGCTTGGCGCTTTCCAGCTTGCTTCCGAAGATCAGGGCATACAAGCCGGATTCATTGATGATGGTCATTTGCTGCTTCCCTGAAGGCGTTTCCATTTCGGAAACGCCTTTATCTTCCGGGTCAACCTTCTTGCTGACTGCCGCCCGTGGCGATTCATACCCCAAGGCAACCGCCACATCCTTGCCCACGAACCACGGTTCTTCCTCAATGGTCACGGTTCGCACCTGTCCAAATTCGGGGTTGGTGAATACCTGAAGTTCATTCATGCCTTCTTCACCGCCTTCTGTCCACGGGCAAAGCCCAGCTTGAACACCACGGCAATCAGCTTGAAAGTGTCGTGATGATATGCGTCATAGAGTTCATCCAGTTCATTCCTGCGAAGGTCATACTTACCGGGGTGTACGCCTTCAATGCTCTTGATCAATTTTTCCATTGTAAAACCTCCATCAATTTTCACTTGATAGAAGTTCCCAACTGTGATAGAATGGATTTATCCAGTTGGGAAACCTCTGGTGGTTTAGGGTGTTGGTGTACTTTAGCGGGTAGCCGACACCCTATTTCTTTAGTTTGCTATGCTGTTCCTGAATCCCCTTCCTTACTACTTCAGATCGAGAAAGATTTTCAGCTTCACAACATTCATCAAGCTGTTGCAAAGTCTGTTCATCCATCCTCACCCGAAGCATATAATCTTTGGGGTTCTCTGAAACAGGACGGCCTTTTTTAGCAACCATTTATTCACCTTCTTTTCCGTTGCTACAACAATTATATATTGTAGCAACGGAAAAGTCAAGAGGGTTTTTCAATTTTTTTCAGCACATAGAAGAAGGGAACAGGTTTTCACCTGTTCCCTTGAAGATTGGACTTTGGCCGGAGCGTCACTCCCGGCATCTCTTTTGCCCACTACCAAAAGGCGTGTGGCGTATGGGAACGCTTTTCCACCTCAAAGCCCGTTCTTATCCTATCTAAAGTATAGCAGTATTATTCCCGCTTGTAAAGGATTTTCTTGTTCTTCACATTCTTCTTCCATGTGGTTTCACCAATTTGCCAGAAGGACAAGATGGAGTTTCGATATTCAGCGGGGTCACTCTCTACCTTTACCCGTAGAATCACTTTGAACTTTTCGCCATTTTCTTCAATTTCTTTCAGAATCACACCGGTATTAGGCTTGTTTGCTTCCAAGATGTAATCCGGGTTTTCCAGAATATCCGCAACATACTTAACGAACTGTTCGTAATCTCCGGGGTGGCGTTCTTCAATATGCTGAATCCGTTCCGGGGTGATAATCACTTCATCGGTGGCGATCTCGTCCGTAATGCAACGGTATTTTTCTATATCAATACGGCCTACCGTCTGCACATTGGAACCCTCGCTTTTTACCATCGAAACTGTATTTTTAATTATACTCCCGATGGTTGCAAGGGTCAACCCATCTTTGGAACCGTTGTCCACAAAAGTTTTCTTCCATTCGGAATAACTCATATTACCGGGAACATAGTAAACTTTTCCATCCTGATCCCTTGCGGCTCTTTCACCGGCATACTTGGGATCAATGGCCGGGGCCGTAGTTCCTCGACAGTTGGGGTGGAAGGGTGGCACGGTCACGCCGGGTTCATATTGGGAAATGGGGATCACCTTACCATCAAGCCCACCACAAATGGAACAGGTATGGGAATCCAGCGTTTCAATGATTTCCACCATTTCAACATCCAAATCCTTGTAACATTCCTTTGTGGCAACGGCGTTGAAATAGGTGGTTTCTGTGTTGACCAACCGCCCCGCCTTATACCGATGAACCCCGAACTGTTTCTGAATAGCCGTGGTGATCTTGGCCGGGGAATCTCCCCGAAGAAGCCCTTGCGTCAGGCTCTTACTGACCGAACCCACCAAATCATTCTTGTTCAGCCAACAGCGATCCCGGAAGGTTCGCCCGTCCGTTGTCCAAGGCTTTGAAAGCAATGTTTCAAGTTTCTTCTGATCCAGCCCGGTAATATCCCAGCCAAGGCCCACGCCCTTCTGAACCTCAAAAGCCGTGTGGGTGTAGCCATTGCCCACAACCTTCTTCAATAGGGCATCCAGACTATCAACCTGATTGCCGTACAGCAATTCAAGCTGTTGCTGAATACCTGTCTGAACAGCTTCAAGGCGGGAAATGTGGAACCGGGCGGACGCATTTTCCAGCTTCTTCAACCATGCCGCATCCAACCCGGCCTGTTCACCGATCTTGATATACTGTTCAACGCTCCAATGAAATTCTTCAAGCTGTCCAGCAGTCAACCATTTCCGGGCATCGGTCAGGCTGATTTGGTTGTTCATCGCAAAACGGGCATACCAGCTTTCAATTTCCTTCTGAACGGAACGCTGTGCATCCAGATACAGTTCTTCCATGTCCTGAATGGTCTTTTGGGCTTCTCTGTGGGCGCTGTCCTCCAAGATGGAAAACCGCCCACGCCAATAATCCGCATTTCTCATGGGCCGTTCCTCCAATCCTGAAAAATGGTGCTGAAGGTGGGATTTGAACCCACACGCCTTGCGGCAACGGATTTTGAATCCGCCGTGTCTGCCTATTCCATCCACTTCAGCTTATTAGGCCACGCTGTTTCTTCATAGGGGCTTGCGCCTTGCTGAATTTTGGTTCCTTCCTTTGTGGCCTTGGTAGCCCGTGCCGGGATCGAACCGGCGTTACCGCCGTGAAAGGGCGGTGTCTTAACCACTTGACCAACGGGCCATGATGGGCCGGGGAAGGGAATTTCACCCTTTGGCGGGTAGGAGTAATAGCACCCCGCCACACTCAAGGTCTGCCCCGGCATATATTGTGAAACGGCGGGGGTTATTCACCCTCGCCATTGTCACCTTTGTTCTGGTTGCCGGTCTGGAAGGCACCGGCGTATTCCTGTGCTTGTTCCATTGCTTCATCCTTTTCCTTACGCAACCGGGCCAGCTCCACTTCAACATCCGTAACCCACGGGTGCTGTTCCACAATGGTTTCCGTGGACAGAATACCAACGGACTTGGAACAGTTTTCAATGGATTCCGTTTCATTGATTAGAATGTCACGGTTGAACACGATCTGAAGTTCAGCGCCTTCATAATCGCCCAAGCCCCTGTTGCTGAAATCCTGATTGATGAACCACAACAGTTCTTCAAAGGCCGCTTGGAACTCGGTTTCCATGCCGTTTGCGTCAAGGTCAATGTCAGAATACATGGATTGAATGTTCATTTGATTGGGGTTGCCACTCAAACGATCATCCTTGGCATCGTAACCACGGGCATTTTCAATCAAGGACTTCTTCAGAAGTTCCAAAATGCCCTTGTAGTTCTCTGCATTGATTTCAACCTGAAGGGTTTCAACCCCGCCATCCTCACGAACTTTCACGGCTCCATAGGTGGAAAGGTTGTGGCGGAACTCGCCAAGGTTTTCACCGTCATAGTTCTTCAGAACCAGAATGGTGTTCCGTGCGTCCTCTTGCATATTGTTTTCAAAGTCGGAAATCATGGTGTTGATTCCGTCCTGAAGGGTTTTCACACGGCGGATCAGGGGGATTTCCTGCTTGTTATACTTGAAAGGAACCAGCGGAATCCTTGTCCAGTTGAACCCCTTGGGTTCCTGCCCTTCTTCCTCAACCATGAAATAGTTTTCGTGTTCACCGGCTTCCACATCGGCAATCAGCATATCATTCTGATAGATATACCGGTAAATGCCATCGGCTTTGAAGATTTCCACCTTCTCCACCTTTTCCTTCTGGTAGCCGTTCCACACTTCTTGGTTGTAGTAGCGAATCGCACAATCAAGGATGGTGTGATCATCGTCAGCCCAAAAAGGAAGAATGTCATAGGCCGGGAAATGTTTGAAGGCCAGTTCACCGGCTTCATTGTAATAGGGGTAAATCCAGCCAAGGCCACCATTCAAGGCATCTTCACAGACATATTTCAGAAGCCGGTAAAACCGTTTGTTGAAAACCTTGCCCAAAGCGTCCGTGTAACCCTTATCCTGACAGTTCAGGGTGAAGGGCTTGCCCACAAGGTAGTTGGTTTTCTGATCCACCATCAGGGCATATTGGTTATCAATCAGGCGGTTATTCGGAAGGTTCGTCACAACCTGAAGCTGACCATTTTCGCCAATGATTGTGCGCTGACGCTGAAGAATGTCATGCTGTCCTTCATAGTACAGATCACCCATGACCTGATCCTTGCGGCGCTGACTATTCTTCCATTCCTTGATTTCAGCGGCAAAGAACTGATTTTCAGTCATGCCGGTTAGCCCACCCTGAAGGATCAGGCGGTTGATACGCTCCATAGCGTTATCCAGAAACATATTCACTTACCGCCTTTCTTCATTGCTTAATAAATGCAATCCCCCGGAATCACACGATTTCCGGGGGATTTTGTTACTATCATGTTATTAGTCGAAGCTGAAGGCGGGGCCAACCAACATATCTTCCAGCCCGTAACGCATAGCATCCATAAGGTGGTTGAAATCATCAATGGGAACATTGATCTTGGCCCCGAACTTATCTTCTGCCCATGTGTAGTTTGAAATCTCTGTGATGAAGTTCACGCATCGGGGATGAACAATGATGGTGTAACCCTGAATGTACTGGATTCCGTTGTTCACGCTGTCCTTGCCCTTCCGGGCGGCTCTGATACGATGAAGGCCAGCATCCCGCAATTCATCAATGCTCTTAGGTTCGGCACAATCGGCCTTGATCCGTTCCTTGCCGTAACCCATGCCGGTGATCCGGTCACAGATTGCCCGGTTCGTCAGGGCCTTTTCATACAGTTCATCAAACACCCAAATGGTTCTTTCCTTCTCACTCACCAGCCCACAGAACAGGGCCGTGGGATCGTTGGTATAACCGAAGTCAAGGCCGAAGGCGCTTTTCACATCAGGCTTCTTGGAAATAGCCAGATAATCAAAGGCTTCTTCCCGCCAATTATCGAAAATCAGGCCATCCACAATGCCCCAACCCCCAAGGCCAGCCACCTTGTAACGGCGGGGGTTGTTTTCCTTCATGGTGTTGAACACCTTCAAATCCGCCGTGTCCAGCCATTCATTACACAGATAATTGGTGGTTGTGGCGTAAATCTGCCCATCCGGGCTGATCCAGCTATCATGAAACTTGTATGTGGGGTTCCCTTGGGCATCCTTGCCGGTGATTTCCCCAAAGAAGCGTTTCCTGATCCAATGCTTTTCGTTCCACGGGTTGAATGTCAGCGTGATTTGCTTGAACAGGCCGGTTTCTTCCGGGATAGCACCACGGATGGATTCATCCAGCATATCAAAATCAGCTTCATTCATGATTTCGTATGCTTCTTCAATCCAGCACCAGCACAGAAACCCTATTTCAACCGTAATTGAAGTGACCTTCAGGGGATCATCAAGGCCCCGGAAGTAAATCTTCTGACCGGTGGGAAGGTAGGTCATTTCAAGGGGGCTTTCTTTGATTTCCCAATAGGCTGAAACCCCAAGGCGGTTGATTGCCCATTTCAGTTCAGTGAAACAGGAATCTTTCAAGGTTCTGAACACCTTGCGAACCACAAGGGTATTGGCTTCAGGGTATTGCATCATCCGTTTGATGATGTTCAGGGCCGTTGTCTTGGATTTCTTGGAAGCACGGCTTCCCTTACACACCCGATAACGGCCTTTGAAGTTCCAGAAGGTTCCGTAACCCTTGCCAACCACTTCAGGAAGGTGAACCCGCTTGGCCTGTGGGCTAATCTTCAAGTTGATCATCCCCTGTGATAATCACCGGAACGGCCCCTTCCACACCTACCTTGTCCGTGAACATACCATAACGCTTGCCGATCAGTTCAGCGGCCTTCAGCCTTTCCTTGGCTCCAACCTCTTTCTGCGTCAACTCTTGGCAACCGTCACCGCACAGGATCGGGATTTCTTCAGTATGTTCACCCCGCATTACCGAAGTCAGATATTTCATGACTTCTTCAGCATCAGCGATCTTGGCCGAATGAAGTTTTTCAAGTTCAGTTTCGATGTACGCTTTCAAGTCAGGTTTTGCAAGGTTTTCAGAACCCGTTTGCTTTGCGGTCTTGGGCGAATACCCCGCCTTGATTGCCGCATCCGTAGCATTGCCGCTGATCAGGTATTCATCACAGAACTTCCGCTGTCTTGGTGTCACAGGTATTCACCCCTTTCATCAGGCATAGAAAAAGCGCCCCGGTTTCCCGTAGGCGCAATTTCTTATTTACTATTCTACCGATTCTTTACTCTGTTTGGAACCGGTGGCACTCTGGTTTTCTCGGTTGTTTAGAAAGTCGCTGTTTGCCTTGGCAAAAGCAAGTAAACCCTTTCCGTGAAGTTCAAAAACCCATTGCATAGAATAATTCAGTTCTTCAGAAATATCTTCCCATTTTTTCAACTGAATATAGCGCCCGATCAGAATATTTTGCTGATCAAGGTCAGGAATCCGGTTGATCATGGTGAACGCTTCCTGTTTCATGCTCACAAGTTCATCAATCCGGGCATTGATCTTGGCTTCAAGGTCAATAATCTTGGTGATGGTTTCTTCAAGGGTATTCTTGGGGCCTGAAGTCTGAACCTTGTCCTGTTTCAGTTGGCTTCCGGTAGAAGTCAAGCTGGAACGCAAGGTTGCAATGGTGCTATCAAGCCGATGGATCAAACGATCCGTTTTCCTGATTTGGACAAAGTATTCTTTGGCCTGTTGGGAAAGGTCTTTGTCATTCACTATGTAACACATCCTTTCTGGGGTAGTCTGTTCCGTTTTCATTGCATCTGTACCGTGGATAAATGCCGAAAAATCAAGGGGTTTCAAGGGTTTGGAACGCATGGAACAGATAAAACGGGCAGTTTCTTATATACACATTTCTTATATATTTTTTTCTTTATAAGAAGAAAGTATATTTACATCTGTTCCATCTGTTCCGTTCTCTGAAAACAACTGAAAAAGTCTTGAAAATCAAGGTTTTTCGTGCGGAACAGATATAGAAAAACCATCTATTCCATACCTGTTCCACACGCTGTTCCAACCCCTACTGAAGAAGCACCTGTTCAGGCGGAAATATTGTCTGAAAAATACCAGACAATCAGGAACCAAACGGGATCAATGCTGAAATACTCGGCCACGGCCATAAGCAACAGCACAAGGGTCAGCACCACCAGCATTTTCTTCATCGGTGTTTCACCCGCCTATTCCATTGATTTTCCGCTATTTCTTTTATATCTGATCCGGGTGTTTCAACCCCACATTTTCTGCAACGAACCCAATACCACCCATCATTATCCATGAAAAAGGGTTCCCCGCCACAGAAAGGGCAAGGCTTATTCATCATCTGTATTCCCTCCCAGTCTTACGGTCTTTGATTTCAATACGGTTCAGAAGTTCAAACCCCGCCAAACGGGTGATGTACTTCAGGACGAAGATCAGGGTGTTCACCCGCTTCTGCTGTTCATCCTCGTCACGGATGATATTCTTTGTGCCGTGGTAGGCTGTCGGATCGTGATACCCTTCAGCATTTTCCCAAGGTTTAGGCATCGGTTTTCCCTCCTTCTTCTCTGTACCATTCTTCAATGTCACACCCAAAGTCCTTCAACTTTTTACGGGCCAGCCACCCATCATCTTCCTGATCCATCAGGTAATATTCCCGTAGCTTCAAGGTTTCGGCATAGAACAGCTTCCATGCCAGCTTCAGGCGCTTGGGGCCAAAGCCAAATTGGGTGTGAAGCATCCACAGGATGGATGATTCTTTGTCCATGTCAAAGGCCCGATCATTTTCCACAATCTGTTTCTTGATTTCCTGATCCAAGGCCCGTTCTTCAGCTTTGTTGAACTGAACGCCAAAGATTTTGCCACCGGACTTCTTAAACATCGGCATGGTATTCACTCCAAATATCATCGAAGCACACCGGAATCAGCCAATGAACCTTGTCCAACAGGATCAAGGCCACTTCCCGCATCTGCGGATGTGCGGCGGGTGAACAGCGCAACTTCAGGAAATGCCGCCATTCACGAATGTTGGCCGTCATGACCACTTCCGTTTTCAGGCTGTTAGGCAGAACAGAACGGGCTTCTTGCGGGGAACAGCCTTCATCCAGCAAGGCAAAATAGGCATCTTCAGCATCCCGCATGGCAATTCTCCAACAATCCATTTTCACCTTCTCGCCCAAGGTGTTTTCATCCCAAAAACAAGGCTTGATCACGGTGATTTCAGAACCAAAGCCTTCCTTGGAATAGTTGCAGTATCGGGTGGATTCTTGGCAATACGCCGCCAGCCGGTGCCGAACAATTTCATGGGAAACCCCACGATCACAAATGAACTTCACCGTGAAGGAACAATGTTCCAGAACCGCTTCATGCCCACGCTTGATGATCCCGGCAACGAACTTTTCAGCGGAACCTTCCGTGATTTTGTCCTCGGACTTGTAGCAGACACGGCCACATTGTTCCAACCGCTTCAGGATGGTGGCCCCATCAATCGGGGTGATGAACTGCACATCAGGCTTGATAATTTTCATTTTCTTCAACCTCCCAATTCATTCCGGTGCTGTGACCGGTAAGGATCGAACCCTTCAGGGTAACGCTGTTCCAGCTTTTTCAAGTTTTCTTCCATGACCGTATCAAGGTCAGAACCAATGGCATCACACAAAACGGCCAAATACCAAGCCACATCACCAAGTTCTTCAATCATGTGGCGCTTGTCCAGTTCATGGCCGTGGAAGAAATGTTTCTTCACCTGTTCGGCCACTTCACCGGCTTCACCGCAAAGGCCCAAGGCACATTCCAGCTTCAGCCGATCCATGTTGGAACGGTCAGCGGTTCGCAAGGAATCCCGCATATAACGGTTAGCGTTCATCGGCGTGTTCCTCCGCTTTCTGATCGTCCAATTCAAGAACGGTCATAATGGCGTAATTGGCAAGGTCAATCAGGGTATCACGGATAGATTCATCCTTGACTTCCTGAACCTCGGATTTGGTCAGGCTCTTGAACCGGGCCAGCTTATCCCCAAGTCTGATCCGGGGCATTGCCATTCCTTCTTCCGTGAAGGTCTGGTGAAAGCTGTCACCATAGTCATGATTTTTTCGTGCGTACAAGGCATTGATTTCCTTGCAAATATCGGAATGGCGTTCCGTTTTGGTTTTAGGTAACATTAAAATCATCCTTTCTTTCAGTTGAACCATTTGATCACCGGATCACCTGTGAAGCCCTTTTCCCACACATACCACGCATAGGCAATGGCGCTTTCCGGTTTCCCGGTCATATCACCGTTTTTATAACAGGCCAGCCGGGAACGGCTGATATAAACTTTTCGGGGGGGGGTATGCCTGAAGAACTCACCCCGTTTTTTCCCCTCCAAGAACTGAACCTTCAGGAACATAGCCACTTTCCCACCGGGGCGGACGCTTTCAAGCGCCCTTTGAACAAATTCAAGCCCCATTGAATATGGCGGGTTTGTGATTATATCGCCTTCAAAATCGTCCAGCGTTTCCTTCAGGAAATCCAGCGGTTCAGGATCACCGAAGCCCCGGTAAATCAGATCAGTTGAAATGACTTCATAGCCGTGGGCCTGAAGCACTTTGGAGATGTGGCCTTCACCACAGGCCGGTTCCCAAATGACCGGGGAAAACTGTTCCAGTTCCAGAAGCATTTCCACGGCCCTTGGATCGGTGGCGTAGTAATCAAATGCTTCTCGTTCTTCAGGAACATGGTTGGAACTGCCTAATGTGGTGAACACCTTCTTGGAACCACTCATTCTGTGTCACCGCCTTTCACAAATACACGGGTTTTCCGGTTTCTGATCCACTTTGGAACCGTTGTGAAGCCACAGCGTTTTGTGATCTGCCGGGAAAACTCAATCTTGGAAAGGGCTTGGAAGTTGTTTGCAATGCAATATTCCTTATACCGGCGATACACGGAATCGGTGGCTTCATTTTCAATCCCGTCAAGGCCCACTTCATTGATGAACCCAATGATGGGGTTGTTGTTTTCCTCATATTCGTCCAACTGCCCCTGAACTCTGCTGGAAGTGGTGAACTTTGCGTTCCCAAGAACCCGCTTCAACCCCTGAAGGCCAAGCAAGGCCAGATATTCCATAGAACCCTGTTCACACAATTCATCCTTGATGAACGGGCGGAAGTCAGCATCATTGGGGGTGAACTTGGCATCGAAGGGAACGATCACCAAACGCCGCTGAACGGCTCCGGTTTTATCCTTGATACGGGGAATATTGTTGGCGCTGAACAGGAACTTGGAATAATTGTTGAACTCAAAAGGATCTTGGCCTTTGCGCTCCACATTCACCCGATCACCCGTGACCAGCTTCTTGAACACGGAAGCATTGGCAATAAATTCATCACCAATATCATCACCGATGTTCGCCAGCTTGCCAAATAGTTCAGCGGTTTTGAACCTATCGCCCAATTCCTTCAGGTCAAGGGAAGCAATGTTCTGATCCCCAAGAAGGTTCTTCACCACATGAAGAAAGGTGGATTTGCCGTTGCTCTTATCGCCAATCAGGATGAAGGCTTTGCCAAGTTCATTGCGGCGGTACATACAATAGCCCACCATTTCTTCCAGCAAGGCCCGAACTTCAGGATCATCACAGGCCAGCCGGTTCAAGGTATGATCCAACAGATCATCATGGGCGGCGGGGTTGTATGGCCACGGAATTTTGTTTGTAATGACCACATCCGGGGTGAACTCTTTGAAAGAACCATCCCGGATATTGTAAAGGCCGTTGCTGAAAGCAATGATATTTGGGTTGGTGGCCTTGGTGTTTTCCTCAATCATGATTTCCAGATAGGACAGGACTTCCGAACGCCACGCCCGTTTCAAGTTGCTGATCAGCTTGATCATGGCCCCTTCAATCTCACCGGCACCGGAAACATAGATACCATCCTTGTAAATGTGAAGCTGGTTATTGATCTTCACAATATGGTTGTTGTTCTTCAGGTAGGTGGCGAACTTATCAAACAGGAAGGTTTTATCCCGGAAGAAGGATGTTTTCTTGAAGGCATCATCCCGAAGGATCACATCAAGTTCCTTGTCGGAAAGGGGCTTCTTCAGCACATAACGGTTAATCAGCCTGATACATTCACGGGCTTCTTCCTTGGTGAAATCGTCACTCTGAAGGGTCAGAATGTAGTTGAACAGGGTTTGGTTCCGCCCATCACCTTCCCCAAGGTTCGGAAAATCATAGTTGCTTTTCACCGGGGTCAGCCACTTGGGAAGTTCCTGAATCTCCCCTTCAGGGAAGTCATACAGAATGGGCCGTTCCACGCCACCGGACTTCAAGATTTCATAGCTGTTATTGGCTCCAACCTTTCCATCCGTGGTGATACCCACGGCCAAGGTGCATTTCGTCCAGCTTTTTTTAACACCACAGTTCTTGAACAAGAAGTGTTTTCCCCGTGTGGTGGCGTACACTCTGCACTTCAGTTCTAAATCCTGAACCATTCTGAACAGAAGTTCAGATGTTTCCGCATCATCCACATCAATCAGGATGGTTTCTTCCCCAAGAATACCGGCGTATTCATCAAGGTCTTGGACTTCAGAACGGGTTTTCAGTTTTTCAACGCCTTTGAACTTTTCAAGGCATTGTTTATTTCTGGTAGGCACATAGCCCCTAAACAGTTCCATGCTTCAACGCTCCCCCCCCCGAAAGGTTTTATTGTTCATCGTTCCACCCCGAAATCTTTCAACCGATCCCAAGCAACATCAATGTAATATTGCTTGTCCAGTTCATCCGGGATGGGAAGGTTGGTCACATCATCATTGATGAAGAAACAATGATCCGGGGTGTTGCCGAACTTTTCGGGGTTCTTTTCCCGGCCCTTGACGATTTTCCCGGAAACCTTGAAGATTCCGCCCTTGCTCTGATCCTTGGAAGCAAACACCCGGAAGGTTTTATCCGTTTGAACCTCACCGCCGCTGAAGCGGGTGATTTTCTTGGAACGGCCTTTTTCATCCCTGATCTTGGCTTCCGTAATCACCGGGGAATAAAGGGCATATTTGTACTTGCTGGACACCTTCACAACCTTCTGAAAATCCCGAAGGTCAGGACATTCCATGATGGTTGTTTCCGGGCTGATCCCATGAAGGAAATAGTTCACAATGGCCCGGTTGACAATGGGAAGGTCATAATCCAGATCAGACAGCTTTTTGACATAGGCACCCTTGCACTTCCAGCGGGGTTTCCCTTTTTCATCACGAAGCGGCCCGGAAGGAATAATGATGTAATTGTTCACATCCTTCTGATACACCTTTTGAAATTCATCAAATTCAAGGCGCATCCCGGTTCTTTGCTCCCACTCCCAACACAGATCATCCAGCATTTCAAAATCTTCATACCGGCGAAGTTTGATCAAAATACCATCCGTGTTGCTCTGGATGATTTCACAATGATCTTCCAGCCGTTCAATCAAATCCAGAAGAAGAAGCTGACCGCCCACACAAACATTGTTGGCTTGCCGGGGATCATACATGGCATTGTGCTTATCCTTCATAGCGCCATAGGTGCTGTTCAGAACAATCTTGTAAGGCTGTTGCATGGGGTTCTTCTCCGCCTTCAGCTTCAGGCGGGTGTGGTAGATTTCCGCATACTTGGAAGGATCGTGAACATTGCGGGAAAGCCACTTATAAACCAGCATCAAAGACGGGTAATAGGAAGCTACATCCACATTGACAAACCATCCTTCCCCGTGATATTTGGGAATGGCCCCGTGAAGGCCACCCCAAGCGAACACATGGGGAACCCCGGCCACATCCAATTCAAGGGTTTTGGAATAATCACGGTTCAAGGGGTTCTTATACCAATTCAAAACTTTCGTGTATTTTTCGATCCGCAAGCTGGGCGGGAACTCAATTTCAAATTCATCATTGTGTTCCCTTTGAACGGCCCCAAGGATTTTGGCGGAAAGCTGTGCTTTGGTTCGGCCAATGTCAGAAATGGGAAGGTGGAACGCCTTCACAAGTGACATTTGGGCATCAAATTCATCTTCCTTCCGCCTCAACCACACTTCCACCGTCTGTTCCACATCATGGCGGCAATATTTGACCGTTTCGGCCAACTCTGCTTCAGTCAAAGGCCGGTCAATGTCGAAGGGAACAGAAGTTTCTTTAATGGAATGGCCCATGAACGCTTCCAGCGCTTTCAGGCTAATTGGCGGGTTCGGCATCACATCATAATTGATCAGCGGGTATTCCCTGAACAGGCTTGAATATCTGTAACCGGGTTTGTCCTCTGCAATGATCCAATCATTCACAGGCTTTGGATCAAACCCACACAGAATGGCCTTCAGGATGTACTGATCATAGTTCCGGGAATTGTAACCGGCCCAAATCACACCCTTGTGTTCCTCATAGAAGCGTTTCAGCTTGTCGGGATCGTTGATAATCACGGTTTCTTTTCGGGCGTTCAGGTCGATCAGGACAACCAGCCAGTCATACCGGAAAACCTCAAAATCATAGAAGATCATCAACTCACATCCTTTCAGCTTTTGTGAAATCGGTCAGCGTTGCCGCCTTATCAGCCCCGCCACGGGAAGGCTTTCACTTGGGGCCATTGTGGGGCCGAAGCCCCACAGGTTGTGCTTGAAAGTTAAGGTTCAAAACCGCATCAAGCACTATTTGTGCTCGATTTGATTATAAAAAATCTGCGGTCAGTTTTCAACCTCAAAAACCTCCTCAACAGTGATGGAATTGAAGCGGGAATCATCATAGTCCACCGCATATTCCAAGGTTCCATCAATAGCTTCCGCCACATCAAGAACAAGCTGGGAAAACTGCTTGTAGCTGGTGAAGCTGACAGGAACACCGGAATCCAGCTTTTCAAGGAAGCCCATAGCGGAAGCGATCATGTTCTTGTCATTCTTGGTGCCGTAAAGGACACGGTTCATGAAAAGGCGCTGGTTCTTGAACTCACCGGACAGGATTTTGAAGGACACGGCCAGCATGGGGCGGTTGGGATCGGCCTTGGTGCCTTTGATCTCCATGCTTTCCAGCTTCACTTCATACTTGCCAGCGGGGATGGTGGGGAAATCACCGCCGCCGTTCTTCTTGGCATCCTCCACATCAGCCTGAAGGCCCTTCAGATCAACAGAACGATCAATCTTGTCAAAATCAATAGCCATAGTTTTTTACCTCCAAAAAATGTATTTATTAAATGGTTTTCAGAAGATCAGCCAACCCACCAAACAGGGTATCAAGCACCTTGGCCGCTTTGTCAGCCGTTTCCTTGGCCCTGTTCATGTTGTCAACTTCTTCTTTCGTAGGGGAAAAACCACCATCAGGAATGAACAGATCATCAGGAAGAACGGTGTTCAGCAGATGATCAAGGGCCGCATCCGCCATCACATCACAAAAATCTTCATGATGTTCAGCGTAATTCCGAATGGCGATCTTAGCGGCGGAACGATGAAGTTCGATCAGGGCTTCACCATCAGCACCGTGCGGGGGGGGGGATCAGGTTGGCGCACACCTGAATCTTGCGGAACAGGCCACGCTTGTTCATTTCCTCTTTGAAATGGTTCAGGGCATCGTTTTTCATTTTGGGTTCCTCCTTATATTTGGTTGGAAATTATCTTTCCAATTTCCCTGACTGCGTGGGCGATCTTCTCACGGTTTATCCGTTTTTCTTGAAGAACACCCGTGATAACTGCGGCTTCCGTCTGAATGTCCTGAAAGGCTCTGTGATTGCTTTCAAGGTCAGCTTCATAGGAAGCAAGGTCTGTGTTCTCACCGGCCTTGGCCGATCTGACTTCTTCATCAGCCTTTTCAGCGTATTCCCGGAAATACTTGGCCGCTTCATAGCCCATGTGTTTTTCAACCAGATATTCAAAATCACGGGCCTTGAAGATGGTTTCAGGCTTCCCGGCAATCATCAGCACTTCAGCCATTATTCTTCACGCTTCTTCCGGGTACGGCGGGGCGGGTTGGTATCCGTCTTGGGTGCGGGTTCCTCTGCCTGTGCCTTGGGGCGATCCCACAGGGGGCAACCATCGGGGCCGCCTTCCTTGTGGCAACGGTGGCCAGCGTCAATGGACGGACAAAGGGGGATTTCCGGGTTCTGATCGTGCTGTCTGAAAATGCGTTCACCGTCCGGGCATTTGGGAAGATCGTTCCAAGGCGGGGTGTCACCGGTGGCCGGTTCATCAACAGGAACAGAATCATCCTTTTCACCGCCGCCCGGTGTCCAAGTTCCATCAGGATCACCACAAGCCGCCTTTGCCGCATCTTCAGCCGGATCATAGTTACCAGCCGGGGGCGGGGTTACAGTCTTGGCCTTTCTGCCCCTTCTGCTGGGCGCTGTGGTGGGCGTGTCGGTGGTTTCAGGTGCGGGGGTAGCCGGGGTATTGCCGCCACGCTTCACGGCTCCTGCGGCCTTCTGGTTGGCTTCCTCGTAGACTTCACAGAAAGCATCATAGGTCAGCGGGATTTCCTTATCACGGACAGTCAAACGGCCACCGCCGAAGATCACTTCAGAAGTCTTGAAAGACAGCACCCGTTCATCATCGTCCGCCACGATACGGGCCACCAGATCAACCATACCGGCCACCTTGTTTGCCACCTTATCCTGAAGGTTCGGCTTGATGGAACTGATCTTATCGCCGCCCTTGCGGGTCAGGTCACGGCTTCTGTCCTCATGGCTGATCAGGATAATGTTTTCATAGTCCAGATTTACCAGCCGCTTCAGGGTGTTCAAGAACTCGCTTCTGACCATATCCCACGCACGGAAGGAATCATCAGATTCATGCTTCCAGCCCTGACGGTCACAGATGTAAACCCGGCACGATTCATAAACATCTTCCAGAAGGTCAACCACGATGGTTCGGAAATCGTTCTGTTTCTTTTCCAGTTCGGCCACGGCATCCATGAACACTTCATAGGCCAACTTGCGCTTGGTGATACGGCCTTCCACCGTAACGGTGTCACGAATGGCGATATAGGGGGCATCCACAAACTTGATGTTGCCATCCGTGTTCAACATCAGGGGATCGGGGAACTGATTGGCAAAGAAGGTTTTGCCGCTGAAGGGTGCGCCGTAAAGCCACACAACCTTCTTCTTGGTGGCGTTCAGATCACGGCGTTCATTCTTGGGAAGTAACATATAATCCCATCCTTTCTGACAATATTCTTCATACTCACACCATCCACAAAAATGGTTTGGGTTCTTGGGAAAGTCTGTGGCTTCAACCATGTGCTTCACATCGGTCAGGAAGTCCACAATCTTCATGGGGTTGTACTGAACCGGCATCAGCGTTGGTTCAGCATCTTTCAAGGCCGCTTGCAAGCGGTCACGGAATTGGGAAAGGGTTTCGGTGCTTTTCTGCCTGATCTTGGGCTTGGGAACAATCAGGAAATACATATTTCTGATCCGGTGGCCGGGATGGGTCAGTTCATACCAATACTTGTATTCGTGAAGCTGACCGGAAACGGCGTAGTTCTTGGCGTTGTTGGAATACTTGAAATCGTACAGATCAAACGCTTCAAATTCATCCAAATCTTCACCGGTGATCAGCCCATCCAGCTTCAGGCCCTTCCCCACGGGAACCAGATAATCCATGAAGCCGATGAAATCAGCGTTCCCAATAGGCAATTCAAAGGTTCCGCCCGGTGGCAACATGACCTTTGCCTTGGGGATCATGGCTTCCAGCTTCATCATTTCATGAATGTGATCATCCGTCAGAACCGGGAAGCTGTTCTTGTAGAAATCAAGGGCTTGTTCAACCCCTTCTTCAATGCCGGTGTGAAGGGCGGTGCCAAGGATCAGGGCGTTGTCTGCATCCGTGTTCGGGATCGTGTCTATCCCTTCCACATATCGCAAGTGGTATTTGTATGGGCATCTATCAAAGACTTCAACCCGGCTGTGGGAAACTCGCATTGTTTCACCCCTTTCACAATAGTCTTGAAGGCTTCAAAGCCTTCCGGGTAAAGGATGAACCCGAACCCCTGTGAACCGTTGATTTGGGCCAAATTACGCTTCTGAAGCACAGATGGGGTTCCATCGGTGGCCTTCAGCTCCACTTCAAGGGCAATGCCCTTCACGGTGATCCGCATATCGGGAAGGCCGCTTTTCACATACCGGCTTCCACCCCAACGCTTTTCATAGAAGCCACAGGGCGGGGCGCTCATGCGGTCAACAGGTTCACCCAAGGGATATATCCCTTCAGCTTCCAGCCATTTCTTCAGGCGATTTTCAAAGTTTTTTTCACCGGCCATCGGCTCACCCCTCCAACATCTGAATCAGGCTGTGAATACCTCTGACTTGGGTGAAGCCCTGAATTTTACCCGTTCCAGCGTAGAATTGGAACAGTTTATCATCAGACTTCCGCCAACAATGGAAATGTCCGGTTTGCTCATTCTTCAGTTGGTATTCAATGCCGTGGGCTTCAAACTGCTGAATGGCATAGGCGATCCGGTCGGGGTTCTTTGCAACCCGTTCTGAATGAACCTGTTTGGCATGATCCTTCAGGGCATCCCATAATTCATCCCTTGCCATCGGCCCCACCGTCCTTCAGGGTGATCTTCACATAACCGGCCTTGGCGGTAGTCTTGGAACACTCGGAAGCAATGTCCGGGTATTTCTTCTTCAGCTTGGTGGAATCAATGCTGGTGGCATTGGTGGGCTTCACAAGGGTAAGGTTCAGAACATCGGATTCAAACTTATCCACGCCGAACTTCACCATTGCTTCATACAACTTAGCCTTCATTTCCTTTTCCTGTTCCTCAATGGCCTTCTTGTGGGCGGTCAGGGAAGCAATGGCGTTCAAGGTGGCAAGCTGGGTGTTCTTGAATTCCTGAAGGGCCGTTTCTTCATCGAAGGTGGCCGAACCACAGGCGTTCGGGTTTTCCTGACAGGAATCAGGACAAGTGTGGAAATCCGGGCATTTGTGGCAACACCCATCGAACTTTCCACGGGGGCAAGCGTTTTCACATTTGATCATTTTTCTGGTTCTCCTTTCAGATAAACATTCAACTGCTTCAGGCCGAAGGCGGAAGCGGCTTCATGGTTGTCAAAATAAATGTCGATCTGGTTTTCACCGTATTTGTCAATCACCCATTGGGCGGGGCGATCTTGAACGATGTATTCACCCAAGCCTTCCACTTCCACCACGGTTCCCAAGGGAAGCGGGGAAGCACAGGAAACACCGGCTTTCAGTTCCACACCAGCGGCACCATACACAATGCCATTGGGCCGGTTCTTGGCCCATTCGCCGCAACACTTTTCACAGGAACAATAGGCGGTAATTCTGAAACTGCCCAACAGCACCGGTTCAGGTTCTGCGGGTTCTTCCACCAGCGGGGGTTCCACCGGCTCCAAGGTCACATCCGGGGTCACGGCGGTAAGCTGATCCGGTTCAATGGGGGCATCCGGGGCTTTGCTGTTGACAGCAGAACAGCGCCCAAATATAAACCCCATTGCAAGGCCCATCAGAAGAGCCACAAGGAACATCCGCCTGAACCGCTGGTTAAGGGCTTTGCGGCGCTGTTGCCGCTTGCTCATACTTTCTGAATAGTTCATTTGACACACCTTCTATTTCGGTTTTGTTCTTCAGCGGTTGCCCATCGGCAGTTATCAGGGGAATAGCCTTTGTCATTGTCTATCCGATCAATGGTCAGTTCATCGGAATACCCATGTGACATAGCCCAATCGTGGAAGGCTTGGAAATCGTTCTTCCATTCCGGGCAGACGGTAATTCCACGGGAACCGTAATACTTGAATTGTGGAGTATTGGGGTTGAAACAGCGGCTTTTCATATCCTCCCAAATCCCATATAGGCGGGAATGAATCATTCCGTGGGTAGAACGCAAGCCGTTCTTCAAGGCGGTTTTGTGAACGCATCCACAAGAAATCGTGTGGCCTGATCGTAAGTTCCAACCAAGAACCACGGTTTCATTGCCGCAATCACAATGGCAAAGCCAAGCCGCTTGTTTGTTGGGGCTTTCTGCTCTGAAAAGAACCAACAGATTTCCAAAGCGTTTTCCGGTTAAATCAATCATCATCTTTCACCTTCTTCATACTTGCGGAACAATTCATCCGTGTAATCTCTGCGCTGTTTTAAGGCTCCAAGAATATCTTCTTCAACCGTTCCCGGACAGATCATCAGGTAATAGAAACAGGGCCGTTCTTGCCCAAGGCGGTGAATACGCTTTTGGGATTGCTCCCACAATTCCGAACCTTGGGGAAGGCTGAAGTAAATGATTTTGTTGGCAAGCTGGAAATTGCCGCCCATTGCACCGGCTTGATACTGAATGAAGGTAATGCTGTTGTGCTGGTAGCGGTAAGCATCCAAGTTCTTTTCTTCACCGGAAAGAACAGACACAGGCCGGTTCAGGCCCTTGGCAATCCCCTTCAGGCGTTCCATTTCTTCCGTGAAGTTATAGAACACAATCAAGCGATCTTCCGTGCTGTTCACCAAATCCCGGAAGGCTTCATAACGGGCCGGGTTATATAGGCCGCAAAGCTGACGGGCGTAAAGGCGGCGGGTCAAACTGGTATCACCGATCAATTCCCGTTCACAATGGGCATTGGAACCGTAGAAATCCGCATCCAGTTCAAATTCACCAAGATTGGCGCTGTCAATCGCAATATAGCGATCATTCCAGAACTTCCAATAAAGGGGTGAAGGGCGGGTTTTGACCTTGATCCAGTTCCGTTTTGGAAGGCTGATCCCGGCCTGTTCGGTAGTCATGAAAACGGCCCCATGTTCGGCCAATTTCATCTTCAGCCGGTCAACATTCTTATAGCCGGTAATCTGTTGCCGCCAAAATCCATCGGTTTCAACCCACTCCGTTTGAATGTACTGCTTCCAGAACAGTTCTTTTGAAATCTTCCACCCCAACAGTTGGCATTGGCTCCACAGGTTTTCATACTTGCCGCCCGTGGGGGTGCCTGACAGAAGGATCACATTATCCGGTTTCAGCCCAAGAATGAACTTTGACCGTTTGGCGTTCTCGTTCTGGATTAGGGAACTTTCATCCAACATCAGCGTGAAGCCGGTCAGGGTTTTCAGCACATTTCGCCTGAAAGTCAGTTCGTAGTTGATCACGCCACAAATCCGATCCGGGTTATCAACTTCCATTGCGGCCTTCATGAACCAATCAAATTCATTTTTCTTGGTCATGTCATAAATCATCCAACAATGGTTCATGGCGTAATTTTCTGTCATGTGTTCAATCCAGTCTTGAACCTTTGAACATTGACACACCAGAAGATTTACACGGCTGTTCAACTTCAGGGCTTTTTCGGAACCAACAAAGGTTTTCCCAAGGCCCATATCAAGGTAATAGGCCACCCGGTTCTTTCCCTCGGTTTCGTCAAGGGCCTGTTGCTGGTGCTGGAACAGGTTAATCATTGATCTGAAGGGAAGCACCCAAAACCTTTTTGGCGTGGGTGGTGGAACCGAACAGCTTCTTGACCACGGCGGCACAGAAACCGGAATAGTAGTCATAGGAATCTGCTTCCCCACAGGAAACAATGGTTTTGGTGTTGTCGGCCCACAGAATGATTGTCTTGGGGCCGCTATAAATGACCTTCTTGATCTGCGGAAGGCCGGTCTGACGGGAACGGCGGGTGTGATTTGCAACGCCGAAGGTGGCGTTAAGATCAGCCTTGATATATTCCATCATGGCATCCGGCAGAGTACCCGCCGCAACCACCTTGGATTCAGAGAACCAAAACAGGCCCTTGGAACTTGCGTCATTCGTCTGCTGAAAAAGTTCCACGCCAACCTTCTTGTTCTGCGAAAAGTAATTCTTCACCTTGCCGATGTAGCCGGTGAACTTGCCGCTGTATTCCGCATCGGGCAAGATTTTAACGATCATACCGATCTGAAGCATATAAACCATCCTTTCATCGGTGAAGCCATTCACGGCGGATATACTGAATCGCCGTTTCAAAGCCTTCAGACATTTCAGCGGGGCAATCCGGGTTGTGCTGGGCGCTCCGCAACTGCTTAATTGCCTTCTTCAGTTCGCCACGGGTGGCGTTAGGTGTGTAGGGGGGGGGAATCAGGCGCAACCACATAGATAATGGCGAAGAAGCAAATCATATCAATGTTGGTGGCGTTCCTGATCAAATCCAACAGTTCATCACGGGTGTTGTCCATCGTTGTTCCCCTTTCAGGCCGTAAGGCCGAAGAAGGAATTGAACTGATCAGCGCCCACATAATCACGGAACTTGGTGGGGTTGATGTAGTAATTCCAGCAAGCGCCGGTTCCGGGAACGGCGTTCCCGAAGGGAAGAAGGCCACGCTGAAGGCCGATTCTGACGAACTGATCAGATTTGCCCATGCACCGGGCGGCTTCCTTCACGCTGATCTTCTTGATAGGCGGTTCAGCAACCGGGGCGGCTCCATAACCCATCAGGTAATCAAAGGAAACGCCGGTTGCATCAGCAAGGGCCTTGATACGATCAGGGCCGGGGGTGTTCTTCCCGGAAAGGTATTGGCTGATAGCGGCCTTAGAAGCCCCCGTCCGCCTTGACAGGTCAGATTGGCTCACATTGGTCTGTTCCATAGCGTTCTTCAGACGCTCTGCAAAAGTGGTCATTGTGCATACTCCTTTCAAACAGCTTTATTGGGTTATCACTCTTGTTCTTCAAAGGCCACTTCACATTCTCCACAGAGAACATGAACTTCCTTGGTGGCCCGGATGATGGTTCCGCAACAGGGGCAAACATACTTGCGGGAACTTGATCCCCCCCCCTTCCGGGAACCCTTCAGCGGATTGGTACGGGGCCGAACCAGACAGAACCCGGATTTGCCAAGGGATTTCACGAAGGCTTCAGCTTGCGGGTTCAAGGTGGTTTTGTGCCACCCGTACTTTTCGCCTTTCTCCACGGTCAGGCCGTGGGCTTCAGCGGTTTCTTTGAACTTCCGGTTGTGGTAGGAACCAGAACGGGAAGTATCTTGAACATTGTCCTGAAGGTTCTGAAGGTGAAGCATTTCATGAAGCAAGGTTCCATAGGTTTCTTCAAAGGGGCGGTTCAGGTATTCGGCACACAGGTTGATTTCATAATAGCCGCCTTCCTTGGTGCCGTCTTGCCACGCCTTCCAACCGGTACACCACCCATAGGCCCCACGGGTATGATCCGGGGAAACGGTGATCACGGGCTTTTCCAGCT